GTCGGGCTGACAGGATTTGAACAACACATCGCGGAGACATTGCCAATCAAGGGCTGAGCTGGCATGTGCCGTTTTCTGTCCGCTGTTTTGTCCCATCTCACGATATGACCTACATGTTTCCTCTATTCTAGCAGCGCTACCCAAACAAGGAAAAGCCCCGCTCCCCTGCCGCATATGGCAAAGAGAGCGGGGCTGCACTAGATACTGATTCCCTATTAGATCAAGTGGTGCGGCGTTTAGGGTGGTAGGCGACGCCGAAGCCGGCGGCGATCGTCGGGATTGCGCTTCCCAACGCAGACAGGAGTACGCATACCCATTCCGGCGCATGGGCGGCGATCGCCACTGGAGAGACGACGGTGAGCGTCACGCCCATGAGCAGGCACACCACGTAGATCGCGGTCCTGACCGTCGGGTCGAAGACAGGACGGTACTCCCCTTCCGGAGAGCCGACGCTGTCGGGCAACGGCTGGTCGGAGTCATAGGTCTTGAGGGTATCGTCGATGATTTCCTCGGTCATTCGTCACCATCCCATCTTGCGGTTGACGATGGCCTGCACGGCCGCGTAGTTGGAACCCAGGCGGCGCTGGCGTTCCGCTCCGTTGCCGTATTCACCGCGGATGACCGCGTCCGCGAGCGCGTTGAGATCGACGTTCGGGCTGGGTGTGGAGACACCGAGGAGCTGATTGACTCGGGTCTGTACAGCATTCGCGTCGTATCCAGCGTTCTTGAGGCGGGTCATGCGATCGTTGCCGTTGCCCCACTGTCCGGCGATGACCTCGCGCGCGACGGTCTCGACGCTCTTCTTCGCGGGCGCGGACGGCTTGGCCGGTGCAGATGCGGTGGGCTTGTTGCCGGTCATCTTGTCGTACCATTCCTGGGCGCGGCGCATGTAGGCATCACGCTGGCTGCCGGCGATGGATGCGGGGCATTCAGTGGCGGAGAAGTCCTTGTGATAGAAGATGTTGCGCCCGTATTCGGGTCGCCCGAGCCCGTATGCCTTGCATACGGCGGCGGTCAGGTGGGCTCCGTTATCGAGGCATGCGTCCGAGATTCGCCACGGGTTTGTGGAGATGTCGGCGTGTTCGATGCCGATACTTGTGCAGTTCGCGCCCCAGTCACCGGCGTGCCATGCGGTGTCGGAGTCCCATACGTGCTGGCTGATGACGCCGTTGGAATCGACTTGGTAGTGCGCGGACGCCTGGCGGGTCTGCCACACGTTGTAGCAGCCCTGTCCGGTGAGGTTGCCGCCGTTATGGTGCAGGACGACCTTGTCGATCCTCCGGCCATCACGTCCTCCGGTGAAATGCTTGTCGAGGATGAGGTTGAGGTCCGCCTCGAGTTTGTCCCAGTTCTTCATGGGGGTTTTCCTTTCTGATATGGAAAGGCCACGGCGGTGTTGCCGTGGCCTTAATCTGTTGTGTTGGCGGTGGGTGGTCTGTGGGAGTAATCCCAGTCGGAGTGCGCGAGACGCCATTTGTAGTCTGCGAGCAACTGCTCGTATCTGGCATGGCCGATGCCGTTGCCTCCCGCGCCAAGGTATTCACGCCCGGCCTCGAGCTGGTGCTCATGGCTCAATCGGTCGTGTGGGTCCTGCATGAGCGCCTGCCGCAGTCCGAGGAGGCGGTGCCTATGGGTCTCCTCCTCGTGCCGTTTGTGCCACTCGTGGGATTGCGCGATGGCTATGGTGTTGCGGTCGATCTTCTCACGCAGTTCGCGGATTGAGGTTGAGTTCCTCAGGCTCGTCTCGATGAGGTCCTCGAGTTCGCTCCGTGTGACCGCCTGTTGGCGTTTTTCCTGTCTGGATCTCCACCATTCCCAGAAGCCGCCACACCCCACGATGGCCACCACGATCGTGACGACGGCCTCAAGATTGTTCAAAAGGGTTCACCTCCTCTCATGGGGCTGTTGGGTATGACCCTCCGGCTATCCAAGGTGTGGGCAGCACACCACTTGCGCAGTGTGCCTGCAGTTTTTCCCAGTCGGACGTGGTGAAGCACCCATGCTCCAATGGCTCAATCCATGTGATTTCCGGTGGACCATCCAGTTCGAGTATTGGATTGACTTCTGTGCCTGACCCGTCCACGAGCCATGCGAGCCAGTCTGCGCCTGCCGCGCACTGCACGCCGCCTCGGTATACTTTGACCGAGGCCGAGGCCGCTTTGCGGTAGCGTAGATAGTAGATGGACGGATTCGCGGCATAGTATTCACTGGGATTGCCTGATATCTTGATAGGCTGGCAGAATGTGCCCCAAGTGGTGGATTCAATCAGCGTTACCCGCCACACGCCGTTGGTCTGTGTGGTGACGGTTCGATACGCCTTTGGATCACGGTTCACATGTGGATCCTTGATTTGGTTGCAGATCGTCATGCCGCTGCCATTGACGCCGCTCATGCCGCCACCTCCCACGGGGAGATGGTCACTTGGCTTCGATGAGGCTCCCGTTGAACCATCGGAAATTCGCGATATCCATCAACTGGTAGTCGGCCTCTGTCATGACGAATAAATGCCTGACCCAGACGGCGCTGTTTTTGCGTGGCCCCACCATGACACGGAATTCCACTGTCGACTCGGTGTCTACCGTGTTTGCCGGTGTGACATAATGCCCCTTGTTTCCGGTCCATGTGGCTGGTGCCAATTCGTCCCTCGGGGTGACGACCACCCTCAGCAGGTTCGGTTCGTACCCGTACTGCGCGTCGGATGCCTCCGCACCAAAACGGTATGTTCCCGGAGGCAGGGTCATCTGCGTGTAGATGTAGCTGTCGGGAATGTCCGCGTTGTTCGTCACATGCAATCGATTGTCGCTCAACAGCTGCACAGTGAGGTTTTTGGATGCATACCAATGCCATTGCGATGGCGAGGTTGGTCTGGGATCGTGTAGCAGGTTTTGCATGCTCATGCGCACACCTCGCAATCAAGATGTGGATGGGCATGGAAACCGCTAGAGGTGTACCCCCCCCGAGTGGGAGGTATTCGCCTTCAATCCATGGGTATGGAAGTATGCCAGCGGTGTATAGGTCGTGGATCTTGTCCCAGTCGGATGGCGTGTAGATGCCCACGTTTTCGAGAACGAATGGACCGTTGACTGTTCTAATCATGATACTGCCGGACACGTTGTTCGCAATGGTCGCCGCTATCCAGCTGCCCCGTTTGGCGATTGTGGTGCCATATTCAATATGCAGATTATCAAACACTGCTTGCACCCCGCTGAGAAGGCGGGCGAACAAGACATGACCAGCAAGGTCACTGGTATCCAATGGGGACCAGCAGAACACACCACCGACTGTCTGCCCTGCCGCGAGTTCGTACCGCCACTTATCACCATTCGCCAGCGCTTGGCTATTCCACACTTTGCGCGTCTTATAGCAGTGTGGATCCGTGTGCAGATTCCTGATCATGATTCCTCCTGATAGATGGGGTCGCTGACAGTGTTTGCGTCGAACCATGTCAGGCCGAGCGCGTCGAGTTCCGCCCAGGCGGCGGCGTTCATGCACATGATGTGGTTGAACAGTGTCACTGCCGATGGTCTGCCGTCGGTGGTGTTGGCGTGCAACCGCAGCTGTACTTTGCGTCTACGCGACAGGGTGAATGGACATCGGTGGATTGTGTTGCCCTCGTAGGGGGCTGATGCGATTGTGTCGTCGCCGACTGCCACGCTGATGATTGGCCCCTGCGGTGTGCCATGCGTGGTGTTGGCGGAGACGACTCTGGCACGGAGTTCCCATTCCCCGGCCGGCAATGTCACCTCGGTCATGATCCAGGCTTCACTGCCGCTTGTGTTGTTCGTGATTCTCACGGTGTCTTCGTAATGGTCGAGTTGGATGTCATCCCCGCTCGTCACGAAGTGTTCCCCATCGGGGATTGGCACTGGATTACGCACGTAATTCTCTATGGGCACGACGGTGCGTCCGTCGTGCAGTTCATCGGCGAATCGGTAGAGGAGCTGGCGTGGTTCCCATCCGTCGCGTGCGCATTCGTAATGCCAGTTGTAGATTTCCGCCGTGTCCCATTTGAGCATGAGCAGGCTGACGGAGTTGTTCGGCTCCCCTTCCCATCGTCCAATAGTCGTTGATGGTGTAGAACGGCGGGAAGAAACAGTCCCTGACACGGATCATGTTGTGTTTGGCTCCGTTGAGGTATGGCACCCCGACCGCTTGGCCGTTGTAGTAGCCTCCCATGCTCACTCCTCCCCGCTGTCGTCGGTGGCGGCGTCGGTTGGCGTGGAATCCAGCTCGTCCGTGGTCTGGCTGCCGGAGGGTGATCCGGTGGCATTGGTGATCGCGTCCACCACGACGCCGATCTGCTGGGCTGTGTTTTCGATGCTCTGCAGGTTCTGTGTCGCGGTCTCGGCTGCCGCAGCGGCGGTCTGCGCTGATCCGGTGGCATGATTCGCCTGCGTCTGTGCCGCGGACCGTACGGCTGCAATGTCGGCTACAGTCGCGGCCATCGCATTGATGCTGGCCTCCTCGCTGTAGAGTACGAGCGTTTCCGGATGGGTGCGGCTGTATGCGAGCGCGGCTTGTGCGTCTGCTGCGAGGGCGATCTGCAGGAGTGGTCCTGCTGTGACGGTTGTGGGCAGGAGGGTTGTGGGGTTGACGTCGATGAGGTCGGTGTATTCGAGGGTTTCGCTTGTGGTGGGGATTTGGACGTATCGGGTGTATTCCTGTGGGGTTCCGGGCAGTTCGGTGATGGCCCAGCAGCCCGTGTGGTCGCTTTCGATGACTTTGGCATTTGCTTCGCCGTTGGTGAGGGTGACCTCGAAAGGTTTGGGGATGATGACGGTGTCGCCTCGGTTGTACCGGCGGATTGGTATGAATCGTACAGTTCCATCGCAGGGTGTGGTGCCGCCGTTGGTGGGGTGTTCGAGTTTGATGTGGATGGTTGCCATGGTTGGGTTCCTTTCTGGGGTTAGGCGAGGATGCCGATGATGGTGGTCAGGTGGTTTGCGGTGAGCAGGAGGCACCGGTCTCCGGTTTTAGCGCTGGTGCAGGTGGTGGTGCATGGCAGGTCGGTGAGGGTGGTGCCGGCGCAGGTCACGGTGAGGCGTGTGTGGCCGTTGATGGTGCGTGTGGCGGTCACGGTGCCGTAGCTGATGTTGGGTGGTGTGGGTGTGGCGAGGGCGTCACCGAGGGTTTGGGCGAGGCGGGCGCCTGCATCTCGCGCGTGGTAGGTGTCATGAGCCATTGGTGGTCCTTTCGAATTGGCGGCATTCGGCTTCAATGGGCAGGCCTGCGTCGAGCCGGATTTTCTGTGTGCGGATCACGAAGTCGCCGATGACGCTCCTGTTGGGTAGTCGAGGTGGATGAGGTCGCCGATGGTGACTGGCGCGTAGATGTGGGTCATGGTGATGCGGCGGATGACGCTTTGGCTGGTGGTGAGCAGTTCACGTGCCTTGGCGTTGGCGAGCGCGGTGAGTTGTGCGTCGGTTTTGCCTTCGGGTATGTCGCTGTAGGTGTAGGTTTTGCCGATGGTGCGGCCTCGCCGGATGGTGGAGAATTCGCTGTTGGGGTCGGTGTCGGTGGCGATGCCGGTGATTTCCTTGTTCTGGTGGCTGTAGATGACGCGGACTTGGTTGGCGGTGTCGAACCAGTCTCGTTCGTCGGTCATGTCGCGTAGGAATCGTGCGCCTGGGCCTTCGGTGAATGTCCAGATTGGTGAGCGTTCGTGTGGTGGGGTGTAGGGTTGCAGGAGGATTCGCCCGTAGGGTCGGTGCGTGCGGATTGCCAGCCGATGAGGTCGAGGAGTGCGTTGATGGCGTCGAGTTTGCTTTTGTCTTTCTGGTCGCCGATGCCGAATGTCCAGGCGGCGCCCATCCGGTAGGTGCATTCGTCGTGTGGGGCGATTTCGAGGCCGGCGGCCGTGCATGTGGATTCGATCCATGTCATGGGGTTGGCGCCGGTGGCGAGCGCGACCGGTTGGGTGAATTGGTCGTCGTCGAGTTCGCGTAGGCGCCCGTAGAGGTTGAGTGGTGTACGGGTGGTTTCCCCGCCGGTGATTTGCCGTTTGGGCCCGTCGGGGAGGAAGGTGCCCAGTGGGATGCTTTCGGTGGTGCCGTCGGCGTAGTCGAGGTCGGCCCAGATGCGTAGAAGGTCGCTGCCGAACAGGGCGGTGCCTCGATGTCGAGGGTCGCCTGTTCGGTGATGGCCGTGTCCTGATTGCGGGTGATGGAGCCGCCGGTCAGGACGGTGCGCACCATGTCTGTTTCCAGTCCGGTTTTGCGGTTGACGCGCATGATGCGGTAGGTGGTGTCGAAACTCATCTGGTGGTGGGTGTTATCCATGGTGTGGTTCCTCCCATGCGAGTTCCTTGCAGTCGGCCGAGAAGTCGACCATGCGGCCGTTGGATGCCAGTGATTGGTGCATGGATACGCGTACGCGCATGCGTGCGCCGTCCAGGGTGCGTAGCCAGCCGCGGCTGTAGGTGCGTGCCAGTCGGCGGATATATCGCCATTGGGTCGCGTCGACCCATAGGTAGCTGCTGCTGATGGTGATGGTGTCGTCGAGGTCGCCGGTGCCGTAGGAGCGTGGCAGGCCGGTGTCGTCGGCGAAATGGTATTCGGTTGTGTCCAGTTCGGGTTTGTCGGTGAGTTTCCATGCGCCGCCTACCGGCAGGACTTCGCTGGCGTCGAGACCGAAGTTGAATACCACACAGTCCGAGTCGATGCGGGCGGCGATGTCCGTGGATGCGGCCGCGCCGGAGGTGCTGACCGCGGTCACACGGTACGTGTAGTCCACGCCCAATGGCGGCAAGTAGTCGAATCCGAATCCTCCGGATTGGATGTCATCCGCGATGGTCTCGGACACGCCGTCCGGGTCGACGCGTTCGACCATGAGGTGCGCCGTGGCCGGTGCGGACGTGTCGGTGCCGGCGGTGGCCTGGACCATCATCATGTACCCGTCGGAAAGCGTGCACACACCGGTCGGAGTGGCTGGCGGCGTGTACGCGACGGTGACCTGCCGGGAGGATGTCGTGCTCAACCCGTTGCCGGAGCGGACACTCACCTCAATGAGCAGGGTTGACCCGTTGACGGGCAGATACGATGCCGCCGGTATGGTCAGCCTGCGTTCCGCGGGAGCGACGGTCACTGAATACACAACCATGCCGTCATGGACGACATGCACCTGTTGGCGGGCGATCCCGTCCCAATCCGACGCCGTCCATTCCACGACGATCGGCAACTGGGTGACCACATCGTTTCCCTCGATTGGTTTGAGGCTCACACTGGGTGGGTTCGCCACATGCCAGCTGCGTACGGACGACCACGGGCCCCAGTCAGCGGCCAAGCCCTTGGTGCGCACCTGCACGGTGTAGTCGCCCGGTGTCGGACAGGCCACGGAGGCGGTTGTCTGCGCGCCGGTGATGTCAAGGGTTTCGTCACCACCGCCCAAGGGGCGTGTGATCTTGACCTGGGCGGCTGTCTGCGCGGACCCGTCGGGATGGTTCGGTGTCCATGAGATGTTCGCCGTGGCATTGACCGGTGGAATGCCGGTGGGCACCGTCACGGTGGGCGCTTTCGGTGTTTCGATTGTGCTGACCGTCGTGCTGGACGTCCATGCGGACGACAGCATGCCCCGGCCCGTGTCGGTGCCGTAGATCGGGACACGGGCGAGCGCACGGTACTGGACCACACCGGCTGGCACGCTCGTATCTTCGATGCTCGCTTTCCCGGTGACTGGTGCGGCCGAACCTATCGCCGTCCATGAACCGTCGAACAGGCGTTCGATGCTCACACTGGTCGCGTACGAGTTGGACACGTCCACGGTGATGCGCACACGGCCGGACGACACACGGGTCACGTTCACTGAGCGTGGCGCGGCGGGCGTGGTGTGGATGCCAGCCGTGTTGTCCACGTGGGTGGATTCACCGGCGGGGTTCGACGCCCACATGCCGAATTGGTAGTGGGCGTTGGGTTTGAGGTTGCCGTACGTGTAGTTCGTCGCGTCCCAGTTCAGTGTGGCGCGCGCCGTCCATGCACCCCATCCGCCACCGCCGACGCGTTCGCGGATCCACAGGTGCAGTTGGTGCCATGGTTTGCGTGCCGCATTGTCCCAATTCGACTGCCATGCGCACTTCACGCTTGATTCGGACGCGCGTGTCCAGGTCACGTTCTTCGGCGGGTTCGGTTTGAGGTAGGTCACGCCAGGCACGCTCACGTTGCATGACGCGGACGATGTACCACCGTTGAACGCGGACTGGGAGACGGTCGCGGAACAGGAGATGTTCTTCGCGTTGTCGCTCTTGGATACCGTGAAGTCCTTGCGGCAGATGACCGCCTCGCCGTTCGTGCCGATGTTCGCGTTGCCGGTGCCGCTGCCGGACTGGCCGTTGCACCGGACGGACCCGTTGATGCCGTTGATGGCGAAATGCCAGCCGTTGACCGCCTGGAAGCGTGCCTCCACACGGATCACGCGCTCGTGTCCGTCTGGGAGACGATCCATGCGGCCGTATGGCACCGCCACGAGCCGGCGACGATGCCACCGTATCCGTCAGCCATCGTTACCTCGCTTTCACCGTGGCGCCGACCGCGTCCACGAGTTCGTCGAGCAGGCGCAGCAGACGCTCGTCCGACGCGACACGTGCACCGTCGATCTGGATGTTGTATGTGATGTTCCGCGCGTCCATGGTTGACGCCGTGGGTATGAATTCGGCGGCGAACCGTTGGCGTGCGCTGTTGAGGGCCGCGTCCACGTCGATGCCGACGAGTGGTTTGCCGGTGTTGAGCGCGTCGTAGATGCTGTGGGCGCTCTTGCTGGCTTCGTTCACGACGCTCTTGGTGCGCGCGCGGATGCCGTCGCCCATGGCTTCCATGATGCTCATGCCGGAGTAGAGGACCCAGCCGTGGCCGGAGAACGGTCCTTCCTTTGCCGGTGAGAACGGGAACAGGTCTCGGATCTTGCCCACGGCGCCGCTTACGGCGTTTTTGACGCCTTCGACCGCGCCCATGATGCCGTCCTTCAACCCGTTGAGGATGCTGCGGCCGGCGTCGATCAGCCAGCTGCCGGCGTTGGAGAAGAATCCGGTGATGGAGTCCTTGATGCCGCGCACGGTGTTCATGACGGCGTTAATGCCGTTGGACACGCCGGTTTTGATGCCGTTCCAAATGGCGCCGATGCCGTTCTTGATACTGTTCCAGATGTTGTCCCACACGGCTTTGATGGCGTTAAGCACGTTGGAGATGGTGGACTTCACGCCGTTGATGGCGCCCGACACCACGGATTTGATGCCATTCCATATGCTGCTCACGAAGCTGCTGATGCCGTTCCAGATGGCGTTCCATACGGCGCGGATGGAGTTGAGCGTACCGCTGATGAATCCGGAGATTGCTCCGAACACTGATGTCGCGACCGATGAGATCGCGTTCCATATGGTTTGGGACACGGTTTTGATCGCGTTCCATACCGTGTCCCATATGGTGCGGATGGTGGATAGCACCATGGTGATGAAATCACTCAATCCTTGAATGGCAGGCTGGACGAATGCCACGAGGTTGGACACCCCTTCGATGATCCATCCGATGAGTGTCATGATGCCGGACACGACTGTGGTCACCACTGTCAGGACACCTTGGATGATGGGCATGAGGATGTCCAATCCGGTCATGATGCCGTCGATGACCATCATTACGACCTCCAGAATCGGTGGGATGAGTGGCATGATGACGTTGATGATGTTCATGACCAGGTCAACGATGTTTGTGATGACGGGCAGCAGAGAGCTGATGAGCTGCTCCACGAGCGGCGCGACCTGCGCGATGAGCTGTCCTATCATGTCCGCGACCTGACCGATGTAGCCTGCGACCTGCACGATGTATGGCGACAGCGTCTGCAGTAGGTTGACCACGACCGGCAGGATCGACTGCACAATCTGCCCAGCCGCCGACACGATATTGGTGATGGCCGGCATGAGCGACTGCAGGGCCGATGTGATGGAACCGATGATGCTTTGCACGCTTGGCAGCACGGCCATGATGGCGCCGCTCAGTGTATCCCCCACTGTCTGGACTATGGCGACCAGCGATGGCATGACGCCGGACACGATGCCACCGATGGTCGACGCCAGATCGGCGAAGAGTCCAGCGACCATCGTGACGACCGGCGCCAATGAGCCCAGCAGGCTGGCCAGCGGAGGCAGCAGCGCGCCGATGACCTGCATGCCAGCGGAAAGCACCTGTCCGATGGCGTCGCCGAGTACCGTGAGCATTGAACCCACCGATGGGAGCACCGTCGCGAGCGCACCGCCGAGCATGTTGGCCAGTTGGCTGACCATGTCGGCGAATACGGGCAATGTGGCCGAAGCCAGATCAGCGAAGAGCCCTGCAATCGTTGTGACAATCGGCGCCAGCGAGCCCAGCAGGCTGGCCAGTGGCGGCAACAGCGCGCCGATGACCTGCATGCCGGCGGAAAGGACCTGTCCCATGGCGGAGCCGACCGTTTCGAACGCTGATGCGATGGACGGAAGCACCGAGGCGAGGACGCCGCCCAACATGCCGGCCAGTTGGCCAAGTGTGGCTGAGAGCGTGGGCATGATGATGGATCCGAACTGTTCGGCGACAAGCTTGATGGCCCCCAATGCTCATGAGCGATACGAGCGCGCCGCCGATCTGCGAGAGCTGCGCCGTGCTGCCGCCGGCCTGTTCAAATGCGCTGAAGAACTGCCCGACGATGTTCTTGACCGAATTGAACGCATTGGAGATGAAGTCGATGACCTGCTGGACGCTGGGCATGAGCCGTTGGAACGCCTCAGCGGCCTTCATAGCGATGCCACCGAGGGCTGGCGCGATCCTGGCCGCAAGCCCTTGAATCTTCACACCGATGCCGTCTGTCATGCTGGATATGTCGCCATCGACTTGGTTCTTGATGCCGGCGAAGAGTATCAGGAACGTGTTCTTGATTTTGTTCGCCGCCGGCTGGAGTGCATCGCCTATTCTTGAGAACGCGCCGCCAAGACCACGGCGTAACCCGTCGAGCATTGATCCGATGGTGGAGACGACGCCACTGACCGCGGGAATCACGTTCTCCAGCCCACGCTGCAGAAAACCACCGATGCTTTCAAGGGCCGGTTTCGCTGCCGCGGTGAATCCGTCGATCAAAGGGATTGCCTGATTGAACAGTCCGGTCAACCCCTTGATGACAGGAGTGGCGACACTCTCCCCCAAGCGGCTCAATGCGGCCTTCATGTTGCTCATAGCGCCATCGAAGCTTTCACCTGCGGATTGGGCGGCGCCTCCGAGGTGTTCGCGCATGGCGGCTTCGAAGTCCTCGAAGGACACTTTGCCATCGGAGACCATCTTCTGGGCTTCTTCGGCGGTGACCTGGAAGTGGTCGGCCAGATACTGCAGGACGGGGATGCCGGCCTCCATGAGCTGGAGCATCTCATCGCCCTGGAGTTTGCCAGTGGCGGCGACCTTGCCGAAGATGACGCCCATGTCCTTGAATTCGACGCCGGCGATCTGCGCAGTGTCGCCCACGGTCTTGAGGACCGTCTGCAACTGGCCGCCCTGCTTGACACCGGAGGCGACCAGACCGGCGGCGACACTGGCCGCATCCCCCAGGCCAAACGCCGTGCCTTTGACACTGGCGAGCGCGTCGTTCATGATGCCGTCGACGCTCTTGGTGTCGTGGCCGAGGGCCTTGAGTTTGGTTTGGGCGCGTTCGATGTTCAGCGCACGGTCGAAGCCGCCTTTGGCGGCGAGGCCGACGAGTGCTCCGCCTACGGCGGTGGTGGCAGCGATGCCGATCTTGCCGATCTTGCCGAATGCGCCGCCGATGCGCTGCAGGAGGGTTTTGCTGCTTTTTTGGGTGCCGGCGTTGGTGCCTTCGCCGATGCTGCCTTCGATGGCTTTGCCCAGTCCCTTGGTCGACGGGCTGATGATGATGTAGCCGGTGCCGAGTTCCTGTGCCATCGAAGGCCTCCTGTTCGGTTATGTGCCGCTGATACCGAGCCGTTCGCGCAGTTTGGCGCGCAGGGCCTCATTGTGCGGTTGGGCTGCCGCGGTGTGCTCGCGGCTGGTGAGCGGGTCGGATTTGCGCCATGCGGGCGTGGTGCGCCGTTGCCTGGACTGGTTGAAGGCGTGGATGAGCTGTTCGGTCTGGCCGGGCAGGTAGCTGTTGCCGGCGAGTGCGGCGTATGCGTGGCTGGTGTCGTGGTTTTTGAGGATTTCCCGGCACATGGGCCATGCTTCGTACAGCGGTTGGCGGGTCAGGTCGAGTGGGTGGCCCCATGCGCGGATCCAGTCGTATTGGATGGCCGCTGGGTGGTTCAGGCAGAGGTCGAGGAGGATGAGGCTTTTGGGGTCCATGTCCTCGGTGGATTTGGCCCATGCGGCGAAGATGCGGCCGATGTCGAGCATTTTGTCGCCTGATTTGCGGTCGAGTTCGCGTTCGAAGCGTGGGTATTCGCGGGCGAGCCATGCGAGTATGGTGGCCATGAACGCGAGTTTCTGGTCGTTGTCGAGGTTGTTCCATCCCTGGCTGGCGGCGGTCATGCCGGCGATGAGCATGCTGGTGGGCAGTTGGCTGGAGTCGTCGAGGCGTGGCAGGTCCATTTCTACGTCGCCGTATTTGATGTGCACGGGGCGTGGATCCGTGTCCGTGTGTTTGGTGGTGGGGGTCAGGTCGATGGTCTCGTATTCGTGGCGGCTCATGGTGGTGTCCTATCTGATGTGTGCGCCTATCGGTGGTATGGAAAATCCCTTCCCGCCGCGGATAGGCGACACGGTGGGAAGGGACGTATGGTGTGGGTTCACAGGTCGGTGGCGAAGCCCCATGCCTTGAAGTAGTACGGGGATTGCGCGTCCTTGAAGGTGCGCAGGGTCATGCCGTAGCTCATGAGCTCCGAGATCTTCCAGACGAGGTCCTCGCGTTCGCCGACCTTGGCTTTGGGGATGTGCAGGACGATGAGGTTCTCGGCCTGGGTCAGGCCGGCGATGACGTATTGGGCTGGCTTGTCGCAGCTGGCCTTGTCGATGGTGAGCGCGCCGGTCGCGTCGACGCTCGTGTCGAAGTAGGTTTCCACGACTTCCTTCTTGGATTCGAGGCCTGCGAACTGGAACGTCCAGTAGCCGCCGGAATCCCAGGAGACGACAGTGTCGCCGTTGTGGCCCGTGAAGTCGTTGCTCTCACCGGCCTCGGGGTGGATGGTGATGCCGTCCTCGCTGAAGTAGCCGAGCGGCTCCTTGCCGTCGGCCGGCTTCCAGTTGCCGTTCAACGTGCCGACAGGCGCGCCGACGTCGTACCGGAAGATCGCGGCCTCCTTGATGAGTTTGACGAGGTCGGCGTCGTTGCCGGAGCTGACGTATTCGAGCCCGGTGGCGCCGGCGGCGAGCAATTGCGCTTCCAGATCTGCCATGATGTGTAGTCCTTTCGAAAATGGTTATCGGGCGACGCCGGTGAGCAGGAGCGACCCGTACACGTAGTCGGTGCCGAGCGTCGTGTCGTGGGTGGTCATGGGACCCGCCTGCACTTCGGCGTCGCACAACGGATGCCGGCGTCGGGCGTCGAGCAGTGCGCGTGTGGCCATGAGCCACATGGATTGCGCGTCCGTGTGGTCGAGGATGCCGGCGGGCGTGGTCGAGTAGGCGCTCACTGTGAGCGTCCACCGTTGGGTCACCGGCGTCGTGTACGCGCCGGCGGAGAGCGTGAGGAACAGTTTGCGGGCGCTGGCCGGCATGTCGAAGCCGACCGGCACACCGGGCAACGCGTCCTGCAGCGTGGACAGGATCCGCGTGGACGGGTCCACCCCGAGCAGGCGGGCGGTCATATGCGCACCTTGCCGAGCATGTCGGACATGAGGCCACGGTGCGCGTCCTCGACCTGCATAGGTATGGTGGCGACCACGTTGCCACGTCCACCGCCGTCGTTGCGCCATACCTTGATGCTGGGATGCACTTCAGCCATGCCCTCGACCTGTTCCTGCACATCGTCGAGCAACTGCTTGTTGTGCAGGAGCTGCTCCTGCACGTTGACGCGGTTGAGCACCACCTTGACCCTGCTGTTGCGGCTCATTGGTCCTCCCTTCGTTCGCAGTGCCATTGCCATCCGATGACACGTTCACCACGTTTCCATTGCATGGGTGCTTCGGTGATGGTCATCGTCTCGCCACGCACGTCGACGAGGTCGCCCTCGCGCATGTCGAGCACGGCATGGCCACGCCGGTACAGGTCATAGCCGGAGACCAGCGTGGTGCGTCCGGTCTCCAATTGCCGTTCCCGTGTGACGGGCGCGACGAGCACACCGATTTCACCGACCGGTTCGACCGGTTCGCTGTGGCGCCGGCCGGCGATCATGCTCACGCGGCTGCGGGAGACCGTGACGGTCTCATAGTCGGCTGGAATCATGTCTGAGCCTCCCCGAATCGTTGGGCGTAGGTGAGGGTGAACGCGCGCCCGCGCCGTGGGTTGAGCGCGCGCCGTTCCTCGTCACGCAGGTAGAGGTTGCCGCTGGGGTTGTCGAACGTGTACGAGTCCTGGAATGAGCCGGTCGTCTGACTCATCTGCCTGACACCGTCCGGGATAACGCTGCCTGAGGTGGCCATGGCCCGTTGCACCATGGCGCAGCACACGTCGGCACAGACACCAGGATTCGCCTGTTCCGCCGCATGCCAGCCTGGGCATTGCGCGCGGATCAGGCGTGTGGCGCGGCTCAGCAGCACACTGGCCTTTGCCCGTTCGGAGTCGAGCAGCGGGTGCCAGCCGGCTTCGAGTTCGTCCACCGATGCGAACGGTTCTGTATCCGGTGCATGGCAGTCCTCCCTTACTCGCCGATAGGCTCGACCGTTTGCTCGCCGGTGTCGATGTTGCGGGTCACCCGGCGGCGCACGCCGTCCGGGCAGTCCACGTCGAACACCTCGATGCGCCCGGCCGGTGTCTCCTCGACGGTTTCCGGTTCGGGGTCGGCAGGGGTTTTCCTAGCCATTGAGTACTCCCTTCAGGCGAGCGGCGGCCTTGCCGCCGAACACCGCCATGCCGCAGTAGAACTCGATGCGCGTGCGGTAGGCGGGCTTGCTCTGCAACTGGCCGAGGTCCTCGACCTGCACGCCGCCATTGGTCAGACCGGTGACGGCCTGATCGCCCTCGTCCGCGCCGAACTTGACAGCGTAGATGGAGGAGGATGCGGTGGCGGTGCCCTGCGTCTCTGTCAATGGCAGGATGTCGACGGGCGTGGCTGCGACGGTTGTGCCCAGGTCGAGGATCGGGATGCCGTTCCACTGGATGGCACGTTTGCCGGTGATGTCCTCCATGAGCACCGTGTCCAGGCCCACATGGCGCAGTGCGGACGCGATCTTGCGGATGATCTTCGCGTTCGCGTAGATCGCGCCGTTCGTGCCGTTGATGCCGGGCACGGCGGCGAGCAGTTCGTCGAGCTTGTCGAGGAACGTGTGGATGTCCGCGTTTGAGCTGCCCACGACGGGCAGGCCGTTCGTGGCGGCGTCGATGACCTGGTTGCCGGTCAGGCGCTTCTTCAGCCCGTCGAAGCTGTTCGCGTCGGTGGACGAGTCCCCGTTGATGAACGTGTCCTGGAACTTGTATGAGATCGCCTTGACCTTCATCGCGGTCTGAGTGGCCCGCTGATCATTGAGGTTGGAGCGCGTCTGCTGGATGAAGCGGTCCACATCCGCATCGCCACCCAATATCGCGAGCGTCTCGCTCTTCTGGTTGACGGTGCCGGTGGATTCGGAATAGGATCCGTTGACCGCCCTGAATTCCACACCCGGCAGGGTGGCCTCGGAATTGTATGCGTAGGCGTTGCCCTCGATCTCGAGCATCGGGATGCGGTCGAGGACCGGGGATGTCTGCACGAACGTCTCGAGGACGCCCTTCTGCAGGTCGGTGGTCGACAGTTTCGCCGCCTCCGTCAATGTGATGGCCATGATGGCCTCCTTTCGTCAGTCAGTTGTTGTAGGCGTCGCGCAGCAAGTCCATGCCGTGGCGGTCATCCTTGGGCATACGCCCGTCGGTATGCCCCGCCGGTGGAGCTCCCCTGCGTCCCGTCTTGCCGAACTGCTCCTTGAGCGTCTCGGCCGCCGCTTTCAGACCCTCCTCGTCGTCCGCAGAGAGCATGGCGAGCACGTCCGCAGGCATGCCGGTCTCTTTGGCGACGCGGGAGACGAGCTCATGCCGCTGCTTCTCGGCGGCGAGCTTGTCGCGTTCCGCCTCAATCGCGGCAATCCGCTCATTGAGCTTGTCCATGTCGGACTTGCCCGACTCCTGCTGCTCGTCGTAGGCTGCGGCCTTTTCCTTGAGCTGCTCGTAGTCCTTGAGCTTGGCCTCGTACTTCTTCTCGATCTCGGCGACGCGTTTGGCGAGCGCATGGCTGAACTCCTTGGACGCGTCCGTACTGTCGCCGTTGTGTTCGCCGTTTGGCTCCTGCTGTGGCGGATCCTTCGGTGCGGTGTCGGACGAGCCGCCCTCGCCGTCGCCAGTGATGGTGCGGTACGGGCGTGGGCTGGACTGCTGCCAGAGGTCGGGGTTGTGCAGTTTCGGCATTGCTGTTTCCTTTGCTGTGTGGTGCGCACGGTTAGCGACGCGGCGTGCGGGGTCCGCGGATACGTGGTGGATGCAGGATTCGCACCTGCGTGGCTCAATGGCGGCCGATTTACAGTCGGCTCCGGTCGGCTACTGCGGCAATCCACCGTATATGTATGGTCAAGGCCGTGGCATGTTATGATTGGAGTAGTAGGCGTCCCGGTTGCCGCCATTTTCGGTAGCTTCTGAGACGCTACCTGATTCGTAGGAGGGATTGCTCCTTGTCAAGGATGTAGATCATTCCTCGTTTGAACCTGTTGCTCTGATGAATGTATTCAATGAGCGTGTCGTCGCTCATGTTCGGGTTTTCGGTGTTGTCGATGATTAGACGTTTGCAGTCCTCCTTTTTGCTCGCGCTTCCCAGATAGCCATCGATGGATCGGAATGCCTTGGCCTTGTCAGGAGTCTTGATTTCGATTCCTCCAGCCCAATCGGGCAAACCGATTGATTCCTCTATTCCGGTAATAGGGTCGATGACAGGACGGGAATCAACTTGGAATGCTGGGATGATGCCATGCTTACGGAGTCTTTGGGCAGTGCGTATCTCCTGGGGGCGAGCCATTTCTGTTTCCTGCCGGAGTTTCTCGGTCTCGAATGTGATTGGTGGTTCTGGTCCTCCGTTCAGCCATGTCCGATCGCGCCATCGTGCTTCGGCAAGCTCGATGTTGCGTTTCCAATGGCTGTATGAGAACGGCTCGGGATGCCGTTTGTCCGGGGTGAACGCCTGCACGTATCGGTCGTATTCCTTTTCCGTGGTGAGTAGAGCCACGGTGTCGGCGCAGGCTTGCCACCGTTGTTTGAGCAGGACGGGGTTGTATCCGCTGATCTTGGATTCGACCCAGCTGGGCACGACGGCGCAGTCGCATGCGCCGTCGTGAAAGGATCCGCCCAGGGAGGCGGTTTCCTCGGTGAGGTAGTCGAAGCCGCGTGATGCGAGCATCAGGCAGAATTCGCAGGTCTCGCCTTTGGGTATGCGTGCCCATCGTGGTTGGGTCGGGTCCACGCGGATGTTGTTCTGAACCTGCATGCGCCCGGCTGATTGGATCCACTTGGATATGTAGTCAAGGTAGTCATCGATGTTGCCTGTTGACGGCCATAGGTCGTCGATGCGGATGCCGGCTTTGTTGTGCACGTTGCCGGCCGCGTCCGGGATCACGTCCCTTAGGTGCAGGCCGGGCACGTCGGTGTTGTTCGTGCCACCCGACAACTGCCAGATCAGGTCGTCGCGTGACGGGTAGCGGGGAGCCTCGTATGGCGGCAGGTCGATGTCGTACGCCGCGGATGTGGCGGTGCGTACCTGCGTATAGTAGTTCTGGGCCACTTGGGCTCCCATGTCCCCGTATCGTTGGATGATTCTCCGCGCCTCCTCCACGCGGTCCTGATCGGTGGGGTAATGGAACGCGTCGCCCCACACGGCCTTGAGGTCCCATTGGGCCTTGCGTTGCAGGTCTTCGATCTGACGGCGGTAGTTCACGTAGCTTTGGTCGATGAGCTTTTCCGCTTGTTCCTTGCTCATTTTCGAGGGTTTCGGATACGATGCCGTCATTTCGCCCCCTCATTTATGCCGTCACTCGACTTTCATGTCACTTCCCGGATTGTGCGGCAGGGTTTCACGCAACTGCTGGCCCATCGCGTCGAGGGCCTCCTGCGCCTTGCGTTCCCGGCGTTCGTACCGCAGGATCCTGCGTTGTTCGTCGCTCAAATCGAGCATGTCGTACGTGACCTCGCTGTCGGCCGGCAGGATGTTGGCCTGTACGAGTTTGACTGCGGCGTCGGCGGCCGCGGCCCGGGACGGGGTCGACGGGTTGCGCCATTGAGGTCGTACGGCCTGCACGTCGCCGTCGCCGACGGCTTGCTGGGCGCGGGCGATGATGTGACGCATGGGTTGCCGAACCACCGGTGGCATTTCTCGGCGAGCAGGCACAACTCCTTGGTGGCCTTGTCGATCGCCTCGGCCGAACTGGGGTTGTCGGTGAGCACGCCCATCGCGTCCGGCGGCAGGCTGGTGGCCGACGCGAACATCGTCGCGGTCTGCCTCAACTGCGCACTGTGGGGTTCGAACGAGTATTGGGTGAACTGGCCGACCTGAGGCACTTCGCCGGATGCGGAGTCGCGTGGCAGGATGAGCATCTGGTCGAGCATGAGCCGCCAGCGTGGGATCGGGTTCCCGTTCTCGTCGGTGAACATCTCCTCGTTCGCCCCCAGGATGTATCGGGGCGGCACCGAGTAGAGTTCGGCCTGCAACTCGCTGCGCAGGAACGTACGCACGGCGGAATCGGTCAGGCTCATGACGGTGCGGTCGATGCGGCTGCGGCCGAACGGGCGTCGTTCGTCGGGCTTGTAGGCGAACAGTTCGCATGGGATGCGTTCTGCGTCGTCCTCGTACCGGTCCGCGACATGCCAGCCGGTGCGGTCGTGTTCGATGGTGATAGTCATGCCGTAGCGCATCAGGTACGCGCAGTTGATGTGCCTGTAATCGTCGGACACGTCGAACAGGAGCGCGCTTTCGAGCCGGTGGCGCCGCTTGTCCCATATGCCGGTGGCTACGTCCGCGGTGAACTCCTGGACGATCACGGCCGGCTCTCCCAGATTCGTGTCGCCCTCGAGGACGGCCACGAAACTGCAGGAGTGCACGAGCGCGTCGCTGTGCACGCTATCGGCGACGGCCATTAGGTCATTGACGTCCATGATGGATTGCACCTGGTCGGTCAGGTCGTCGCCGGACTCGGATTGCAGGCCATCCATGACGACGCGGCTGGCTAGACCCTCAACGGCCTTGGCCGGCCATCCGACGACGATGTCAATGTCGGCGGCAACTGGCGGCAGGGCGTAGCCGATGTCGTGCAGTTCGTTGCGGCCGTCCATGTAGGCGCGGCGCAGCCGGTTGCGCTTGCGTTTGGCGGTCAGGCGCGCAACAGCGTGCGGTAGAGCTTGTGCTCACCGGAATCCAGTCCGCTGATCGTGTTGGGAAAGGTCAAACTCATGGCAGTCGTATCACCCTTCTGGTCTCAAGCGGGTTGCGGTGTGTAGTGCATGCCCCGTGTAGGGCGAGCGTAATGGCTACGAGCGGCTGATGTCCACGTCGGCGGTGCGTTTGTTCCATCCGAATGCACCGGATTGTCCGATGTTGCGTTTCGTGGCGCCTTTGACGGCGATGTCGAGCGCTTCCTGCCCGTTGAGGTGGTGCAGTGTGCCGTCACGGAGCATGTCGGTGAATCGTCCGCATGCTTGGCCCATGTCGGTGGAGTTGGTCAGCGTGACGCGTACGCCACGTTGTTTGAGGTCCTGTACGAGAACAGTCGCCGGTGATTGTGCATCGATGATGACACTGCAGGTGCGTGGCCATCGTTCGGCGATCCAGTCGATCACCCATGCGAGACCGTTCTGTCCGGTGCTTTCGAATCGTGCGAGCTCTACATGAGCGCTTTTGTCCTTATATTTCATGCAGGCGCCGATTGCGATGCTCGCCCGGTCCGGTGGCATGTCGATCGCGAACGAGACCGCTCCGCCGTCTCGACGTTCGTCGACGCCGGCCTGTTCCCATTGTTGTGGGTCGATGGCGTGCTTGATGTCGGTTTTGTCCCATATGCCGAGCGCCTCGCGTCTGAATGAGTCGTCGGACAGCATGGCGCGCATGCGGGCGATGGCAGTTTCGCTGGTGCGCTGTGGATAGGATGGGTTCGCAGCAGCCCATGCGTCACGGTCGTCGAGACTACTGCCGCGCGGGGCACTAAATTCGACGTACAGCAGATCTCTGTCCGTGCCGGCGAGCGCTGTCTGTCGTTTGCCTTGGAAGATCTCTGATGGGTCGCCGGGCTTGGGTGGTGTCCCGATCATCACGATGAGTGGGTTGGCTGCTGTGTTTGTGGAAGGCACCATGTCGTCTAGGGCGCGTTCGGTCAGGATCTGGGCCTCGTCGAATACGATCTGGTCGATGCCGTCGAAGCCTCGGCCGAATCCCTGCTCGCGGGCGCCGAACAGGATTCTGGAGCCGTTGCGGAATCCTATCTCCTGCTGGCCGTTCGCCCGTCGGATGTTTTCGACATAGCGGGCGAATGTCGCGTCATGGGCAAGTGTCTGCATGCTGGCGAATGTCTCGTCGGAGGTGCGGGAACGGTGCGCGGTCCATAGCACCTTGAGCCTGGGGTGAGTAGGCAGTCGAGGAATGCGGCGGTGCCGAATGTGAAGGTCTTGCCTACCTGACGGGGAAGACTGGCTGCGAGCCCTCCCGCACCGCATGCGTATTTGCCGTCCTTGCGTAGCCCGTACATGAGGGTGAGCAGTCCTTGCTGCCATGGATCGTATGCAATGCCGGCGATTTTCGCGAGTTTGGCGATGCGCGGGAATCGGGTCTTCACGATGCCGTCGGGGATGATGAGGTGCGAGGCGAGGTCAGACAGTTTCCGCCTTGAATTCGTCATCGTGCATCACCTCGTCATCGTCGTCGAGCATCGCGAGGACATCGTCGGAGCCCCTCACCTCCATGAGTTCACGGCTCACCGCGATCAGCTGCTTGCTGAGTGCAGCAAGCGCGGCGGGAGGACAGTCAGGGTCGTCGATTGCACGCTGCAGACGCGCGCGGTTGCGACGCAGCGTGGTCTCAAGCGGTTCGTCCATCTTGCGTTCGAATGCAAGGTCGACATCGTGCCTCCGGTTGGCCGGGATGTCTCGTCCTTTGTAGTCGAAGTCATCGCCAGCGAGCGCGGCTTTCTCTTTCTTGGTGGCGGCGGGGCGGGCGCGATCTTGTCGCGCATGCGTTTCGCCTTCACCCGGCAGGAGGATGAACAGTAGCGTGGTTTCTTGCCATGGCCGCTGTATTGCAGCTCTGCTCCGCATACGCAGCACTGCATGGCCATCACCGCCTTTTTCGTTACGAATCGTTTCATGTAACGATTGATGCGTGTCCGGGGAGAAATCGGCACTGCACACGAGGAGGCCTCCAACCCCCGGCCGGGATACCCTCCCCACCATTCCGGGCGTGTCGCGCGCTGGTCACCATGGGCTCGCGTGCAATGGCAGCGACGTGGCGCGAGGCTGTGGCATGTGCTCGAGCCGGGCGCGCGCGTATGCGTCGCTCTTGTTGCTTTTGAGCCGGTTGCAGCGCCGGTGCGTGAGCCGCACGTTGTCCCATGCCAGTGGGTCGCCGCCTCGTGACACGGGGATGATCTCGTCGACTTCGGCGCTCAACGGGTGCGGCGTGCGCAGGCTTTTGTCCACCGGCTTGCCGCAGATTGCGCATGTGTCGTACGCGGCGAGCACACGGGCGCGCAGCTGGCGGCGTCGGTGCCCGTTCGCGCTGCGTGGGTTGGTTCGTGTCATCGTCCCCGCTCCCCCGATACGACGACGGCCCCGGACAGTCCACACCGTCCAAGGCCGTACATTCGCGCTCAGCTACACGCGTCGCGCAATACTACATACCTAGCGGTGACACTCCTCCCTGTCAACCGCACGCCGCAGTAGGAGCACATCGGCGAGCGCGTACACGGGCCGGCCCTGGTCGTCCTTGCCCACGGGTGTGATGCGTTTGCGTTTGCGCCATTGGGTGATGGTGTTGCGTTTGACGTGGATGCCGCAGGCGCGCAGCAGGTGGCATAGGTTGGCGGCGGTGTCCATGGTGCCGCTGGTGAGCAGGCGCAGTTCGTGCGCCTGGGTGATGGTGGCGAGTGGTTCGACGTGCCCGCATTCCGTGCACCGATGGTCCGTGGTGGAGGGTTGTGTTTCGGGGATCCATACGCCGCTGCGGCAGCGTGGGCAGATGCCCGCATACCGTAGTGAGGGCGACGGGTCCGTGAGCTGGCGGACATGCCATGCCGCATCCTCGATGAGGCGCACGATGTCCCACGCATCCCCTCGCGCGGCGAGTGTCTCGCATGGCTCGGGCCTATCGAGTCCCTTGAGCAGGGCGTGCACGTCCATGCCGCGGCCGAAGCGCAACCCGCCTGCGATCGCGATGCGGCGGGCGAGCGCGAGTGTCTGGTCGAGCAGGTCGGCGGGCGGGCAGGTTGAGTGGTGTGGGTGCGCTGCTCATGTGCCCGTGGGTGTGGTCGTGGTGGATCTTGATGCGTCTGGTTGCGAGCGCGTCGAGTGTCGCTGCTTGGTCGCGTAGGTCGTGGATGTCGTGTTGGAGGCGGGCTGCGTCTGGCTGCATATGGTTTCCTTTTGTCAGAACAGTGGGACGTCGCTGAATTCGGGTGGTGCGGGCTTGTTTGGTGCGGGTCGTGTTTCGGCGTCGATGATGTCCTGGACTTCCCGCTTGTCCATTTTGAGCAGTCGTGCCGTGGTGGCGGTGTCGTAGCCGGCCTTGTGCCAGCGTTGGATGATGTCGATGATGCGTGCGCTTGCCATGGTCATGCCTCCGTTGTTCCGGTGAGTGTTCCTTGTGCGTTGCCGTAGATGAACCGGTTGATGAACCAGCCCATGCCTTTGGTGGTGAAGTGCGAGTATTGCCTGCCGAGGCGTCCGTCGTGTCGTGTGCCGATGATCGGTTTGAGGTATCCGGGGTCGGTGGCTTTGCGTGTGGGTGCCAGCGAGTGGCGTTCGAGGTAGCCGTGGGTGCGCAATGTGGCGATGACGTGGGTGCGATTCATGTGTGGGTCGAGTTGCATGAAGTGCCTGGCGGCGTCGGTGAGGGTCATGCTTCCCGCCGTGTCGCACAATGCTTGCGCGGTCAGGGCCAATGGTTCGGTCTGTGCGATGCGTGTGCGCTGCTCGTCGATGATGCGGTCCTTGTCCGCGAGCGCGGATTGGGCGATGAGCACGGCGCGGGCGAGGATGCTTTTCTCGTCGTCGCTTTCCTGGACGGGGATGTATCCTCCGTGCTTGCGGATCTGTGGGACGACCTCGTCGAAGAGCCAGTGTTCGAACGCGACCGCGCTGGGCAGTTGGCTGGAGACGATCAGCCGGTACACGTCGCCTTCGCTGATGAACGATGTGTCTTGTATTCCGCCTGCGGTTTGAAGGGGGTAGCGTTTCACGACCCCCTTGCAATGGCGTCTGATGGCATCGTTGGTATTGGCGTAGCCGAGTGCGGTGGCGATGTCGCGAGCGCAGTATTCGACCTGTTCGCCGCTCGTGTGGATCCGTACGGTGCTGCCGTTGAATGCGTAGGTGTCGATCTGGTGGTTCATGGTCGTGCCTTTCGGATGTTTGTTCTGGTGGTTAGAAGTGGTGGGTGTCGGTCCACCAGCTGATGAGTAGGGTGATGGCGAGCAGGGTGATGATGGTGAGCAGGTCGGTCATGCGGTGTGCGTGTGGCGTAGGCGCAGGAGGATGTCGTGTTTGATTAGGCTGGCCATCATGATCTGGCCGGCGCGGTAGGCGTGCGCCACGTCGCCGGTCTCGTATGGCAGGCGGTCGAGGATCTGGTCGCATAACGCGTCGATCGCGCCGATTTCATCGGTGAGGGTCTTGTCGTGTTCGGAGATGTTGCGCGCCATGCCGCTACTCCCCTTTCCTGTGCCGCGCGTGGCGCGCACCACGGCGCTTCTTGCGTTCGCGGCGCTCGCGGAGCGCGTCGGGGATCCGTTCGGCGGCGTTCAGAATGCAGCGCAGCAGCAGGCAGATGCCGACGCCGATGATGCCGATGGTGGCCAGTGGGGTCATGGGCGGTTCCTTTCACGGGTGGGTTCGTGTGTGGTGAAGCTGATCCAGGCTTCGTCGTGGCGGATGGCGTCGCGCAGGTCGGGCCGGTCGGCCAGCAGGTCGCCGATGCAGTCAAGGGTCAGGTCGGCGCGGTGCATGTCCCACGGGGCTTGGCGGGTGCGCCATTGGACCGTGACCGTGGTTTCCCCGCACGCGTCGAGCGCGGCTGTCAGACGGTCGGCGAGCGTGGATATTTCCCGGCTGACGTGCAGTTCGTAGAGGGCGACGCCGGTGAGCAGGACGGCGAGGGCAAGCAGGATGAGCGGCAGGGTCATGCGGTGGCCTCCTGCAGGATCTGCGTGAGCGCCGATTGTGGGTCGGTGCCGTGGTTGAGCAGTTCGGCGAGGCGTGAGCGTGCGGTGACCCATGGGTTGGCGCCGCGCTCACCTTCGTGGCTGAATCGGGTTTCGTACGGGGTGAGCAGGTCGAGGACGTGGGTGCATCCGAGGGTGTGTTTGTGTGGGCCTGTGGTGGGGTTGGGTCGGGTGTCGCAGGGCCGGTTGGTGCGGCGGGTGAGGTAGCCTCCTTCGATGCCTCGGCGCAGCCAGAGGGTGAACGCGGCGTCGAGGTTTTGGCGATGTGCCCGTCGGCGAGTTGCCTGCAGCGGAATTTCTCGGCTTCGATGGCGAGGTCGGCTTTCGCTTCCGTGGCGAGCGCTTGGGCTTCGGTGTTGGGTTGCCATACGGCGAGTCTGGCTTCGCCGGCCGGGTCGGTGTGTGGTGTGGTGGTGGTCTCGCGTGCGCGCGCGGCCTCTCTCGGTTCTACGGTTCTTCCTTTGGAATGGGTTTGTGTGAAAGCATGTTTCACCCCTGATTTCCTATCAGGTTTCACCCCTGTTTTCACCCCAGAGGTGGTTTCGCCGCCGGTTTTCGCCCCAAGGTCGGCGGGGTCGCCGGCTGGGTTGTGGGGTGCAATGTTTTCACCCCTAGTGTCGTTGGTGGCGTGTGCGGCGGCGGTGGGTGCGGTGGTTTCGCCGTTCATGTTGAGGCGCCATGCGATGGGGCGCCGGTTGGCGGGGATGTGGGCGAGGATGCTTTGGTCGTCGCGGATGATTAGCCCCTTGGCTTCGAGGCTGGCGAGTTTGGTGCGGATGGTGCGTGTGGTCACGCCGCATAGTTCGGCGAGTGTGGCGGCGCTCGGGTAGATGTTGCGCCCGTTCTGGTCGGCCATGTCGGCCATGACCATGAGCACGCGGAATTCGTTGGCGTCGAGCGTGAACTCGTTGGACGCGGCGTCGCGGGCGGCGTCGTAGAGCGCCCATGTGGTCGCTTGCAGGCTCATGATTCCTCCTTGTCGAGTGTGTGGATGGTGATGTCGGCGCCGGTGGCCTTGTGTGGCGGGTCGGCGTAGTGTTTGCTGGCGTCGAGGTGGATGATGCGGCTGTCGTCCTTGATCAGGCCGCTGTCGGTGAGCGCGTCGAGCAGGCATCGGGCGAGTTTGTCGATGTCCGGTGCGACGGTCGGCCACGGGCGTGACGCTGGGCTCACGCTTTTGGGCCTGGGCAGCAGGAACACGGCGCGCACCGTGATTGGCGTGTCCAGGTATGGCATGGGGCGTGTGGGGTGCTGCGTAAACCATTGCGAGCGCACTTCGCGTGCCACACGGTTTCGCCATTCGTGTTCGTGCCGGTTCATGCCCACGAGCAGGGTCTTGCCGGTGCGCCGGTTGCGTACGGGTTTGTAGCTGCCTTTGGTGGCCGGTATACCGTCCACATGGCATGCCAGGACGGGGGTTTCGCGTGTACTCATGGCCGTTCCTCCGTGCCGTGTCCGTCGATGATCTGGTCGGCGCTCATGGACGGGTTGTGCGCGAGCGTGCGGGTGACATCCTGTCTGCCGGCGGTGTCGAGCAGGGTGCGCACCTGGGCTTGTTCGTGTGTTTCGAGCTGGTGCCATGGTGTGGTGAAGAGCCGTTCGGCGGTGGCCTGACTGTCGGGGCGGTGTGCGCGCGGTGTGCGGTCACGAGTGTCGTCCCGCCCGGTGACGCCCATGCGTGCGCGCAGTCCCGCGAGGTGTTGGTCGTCTTCCTCGAGCAATTGTTCGAACACTTGTTCGACGCTCATGCCGGGGTTGGCGTTGAGCATGGGATACGGGTTGAACCGTGTGGCCCATGCGTGGGTGCCACGGTAGTTGCCCACGGCGTTGTTGCGTTCGCGCGTGGTCATCTGGATGTTGGGCACATGGATCGAACTGGCCATGGTCCACCCCTTCTAGAATTCGTCCGTTCCGGTGGCCCACGGGTCGCCTTCCGGCATGCCCGCGCCGTGGGCGAACGGGTCGCTCACAGGGCCGGTGTTGGCTGTGGCGCCGCCCGTGTATCCGGCGGGCGTCTGGGTGAAGCCGCCCGTGGATTGCTGGCGGGTGACCCGTGCGGTGGCGCGGCGCAACGATGGGCCGATGTGCTCCACACGCAGTTCCATGACCGTGCGCCGCTCGTGGTCCTCCGTCTCGTACGTGCGTTGCGTGAGCCGGCCCTGGGCGATGACGCTCATCCCCTTGGACAACGAGCTGGCGATGTTGCTCGCGAGCGCCGCGTGGGTCGAGTCCCAGGCGGTGCAGTTGAGGAAGAGCGTGTCGCCGTCCTCCCATTGGTTGGTGTCGCGGTTGTATTGGCGTGCCGAGCTGGCGATGGTGAGGTTGCATACCGTGTGCCCGTTGCCTGTAGTGCGTAGTTCGGGGTCGCGGGTGAGGTTGCCTGTGATGGTGATGGTGGTCTCCCTGCCATGGCGTGTGTTCCTTTCTGTGTCGTGGTGTGGTGGGCGCGCTGGGTGGCTCCCGGCGGGGCTGATTCCGTCCGGGCATGACTGCGGCCAGGGCCATCGCTCCCCCGCCCCATCGGGCTATCTCGATGAGCTGGGGTGACGTTGACGCGCCCACCTAGCGGGCCGGGAGGGAATCGCACCCTCCTCCACCGCGAGGACCCTGCCGGAGAATATGAGAGAAGGGAAGGTCGGCCGGGTGTCTCGGGTGGGGCTACTTGCACGGCCCCGGTGCGTGGGTCATGGGAGCAGACCGCATGCCCCACGCAGGATTGTTCGGTTATTTGGTGCGGGCAGCTGGCGTTGCCACCCCACGGGTCATGCGCCTGTCGCATGCCGGTGGCCGGCGAGCGCACGGTGCGCGTGGCGAGCGCGCCGCAGGATACGGCCCATGGACCGGATCATGCGTGTGGTGGTGTCGATGAGCGTGTCGGCCTGTGGGATCGTGGCGGCGAGCGCGCAGATCAGCAGGAGCCATGCGATGGTGTACGCGGTCGGGTCCCAGGTGAAGCCGTCACCGCAGGCGATGTACGTGCCGGCGGCGAGCGCGGTGGCGGCGGCGAGCATGGTGGTCGCGCGCTCGCGTGGGCTGGGTGTGTGGCTGGGGTTCATCGTCGGTCTCCTAGGTAGTCGTGGATGGATTGGACGGATATGAGCATGGTTTTCGTGCCGGGTGCCTTGCGTGCCCGCAGGTAGCCTTGGTCGACGAGGGTGCGTACGTAGTCGGGGTCTTTGACGCCCATGTAGCGGGCGGCGTCCTTGACGCGCAAGGCGATGGGTTCGGCCGTGATGTGCAGTACCTGTTCCATCAGGATTCCCCTTCCCCGCGCTCGCCCGGTCCGTCGATCAGGTCGTCGATGAGGGTGCGGATCTCCTGCAGGGTGGCTTGGCGGACATCGCGTGCGATGGCGGTGTTCGGGGTGTCGAGCAGCCAGACGGGCACGTCGGTGGGGTCGACCTCATGGCAGCCACCCTTATGCGCGTCGTATGCGACGATCCGCACTGCCGTCCGCCGGCCGGGCGTGCCTGGCGTGTCGGTGTCGTCCGCATGGTCGCGGGCCGTGAAGTAGGCGGAGCGTTCGGCGGCCGTGGGCTTGGTGTCGATGTCGTCGGCGTCCTTGTCGAGGATCGCGCACATGGCGCAGGCGCATGGCGCACCATCCCGGTGACGGTGTCTTCGTCCATCTCGGCCGCTTTCTGGAGTTGGTGGTGGGCGCAGACGGTGTGGATATGGATGCGGTGGGCGTCCATCCACGCCTCGTAGCGTGTCTGCGCTTCATGCCAGAGCAGTTCGACCTCGTGCCAGCGTTGCTCGCATGCGTGCGAACCCAGAAGCAGGAGGCCGTTGGCGGTATCGGCGAAGAACGCGTTCGACGCGTCGCGGTATTGGCGCCAGGCGTGTGCATGGTCGTGGTGTGCTTCGATGGCGGCGCCGCGGGCCATGGCGCATTCCGGGCAATGGTTGGATTCGGTGTCGGTGGCGTGGTTGTTCATGGTGTTCTCCTTGACGTTGGGTCTTTCCCGCCGCCGGTAGGCTGGAGAGCGCAAATCAAAATCAATCCGCCGCAAGGCGGGAAAGGAAGTGTTGACATGGATTGGGGCGACGTGGTGGCGACGATCGTTTCGCTGATTTCGCTTGGATTCAATGTGTGGCTGTCGATCCGCAACTGGAATCGAAGGGCCAGCGTCCATTGGTGCGCCATGGGGCTGCTGGGGCGTGACCGTTCCGTGATCGCGGCCGGCACGGATGGCGACGGCCGTCCACGTGGCCTGTCGCTGGAGCCGAACGCGGATCATGACGCGTACACGGTGTTCCGGTTGATGAACAACGGCAATCTGCAGGCGGTCGATGTTCGCCTGTACGCCTACGGGTGCGAGCTCGAGGCCGTGCAGCGTCTGGGAGCCGACGGGGCCGATGAGGTCCGTGGTTTCGTTTTCCCATGTGTGGATCCTTTCGGGTGTATATTCGTGCGCGTGTGGAAGCCGGGCGTCAAGGTCGGCTACTGGATGAGGGACATGAGCGCGCGGTTCTGCGTGTACTGGGTGGAGAGCGGACGCAAGCCCGACTACATGCGGCAGGACTTCGCGTGGGTCGTGTCCGAGGGCGGCAAAGCGGTCAACGAGATCCGTCCGCTCGGGCATCCCAAGAGCGTCAGCGAGGACGAGCACTCCAACGGCGCGCCAATCGTCGACGAGTACGCCATTCGCGGATTCGTCTCCCGATGTCCGCGCACAGGTCGAGCAGCGCGTCGCCGAACAGGACGACGATGACATTGGCGACCGCGCACAGCAGGTTGATGGTCATGCACATGGCCTTCATCGCCGGCCTCCTTGGTCAGTAATCGCCCGCTGGATGGCGGCCTCGTCGAGCACGTCGCGTAGCCGGTTCGCCACCCATGCCGGATAACCCTTGGCAGCACGTGGCGCGTATCGCTCCAGCAGGATCATGTAGACACGGACCGCCACTGACGCGCTGTGCAACGACACCCATGAGCCGTCCTCGAAGTCGTCGGGCAGGTCGAAATCGGGCACGTCGCCGTACCGTAGTTCGCCGAATAATTCCCGCGCGGTCTCGTCCTCCTTCTCGGCCGCTTCCGTATCGTCGTCGGCGTCCGTCTGTGCGCCGGTCCGCTCGCGCAGCGCTTCGAGCCACTTGTCGATGTGGCCGCCGTAGATGTTCACGAGCGCATCGACCGCGGCATCCTTGCGGATTGCGGCCATCTCCTCCGTATCGGCCGCAACGCCCTTGCCGTCCTCGGCCTCCTGCTGTCTGGCCTCATAGCGGCGGTGGTGCTCGTGGATGCAGTCCGCCCACTCGTCGATGGCCTCCCCCGCCGCGGCGTCGGCGGCGAGCAACTGACGGTCGAGGTTGTCGATGCGCGCCTGCCAGGCGCGGTGCGTCACGGTGCCGAACGCCACATTGCCACGCTCACGCTCCGCCCGGTATTCCTCCCATGCCTGGTCGAGCCTCTGCGAGCATGCGAGACGCAGGTCACTGGCGGATTGCACGCGATTGCGCAGTTCGCTGCAGTACGCGCATCGGTTCCAGTCGACGCTCAGGTCACATGTGGTGTTCATTTCGATTCCTCCTTCTCGGCCTTGAGTTCCCTACCGATCAGTGCGCGGATATATTGCAAGTCGGATTTGGTGTACCGGATCGTGGCGTGCCGCCCGTTGCCGATGTGGATGCAAGCCTCCCAGATCTTCGCGCCGCTGGCGTCGAGGTCGGCACGGCGCATGATGGCGAACCCTCCCGAATCCCTGATGCTCATTTCGCTTCTCCCTCCTTGGACGCGAGCGCCTTGGTCGCGCTGAAGTCTGGTGATAGCAGTTCAGCGCCATCGATTTCCCAGTGACGAGCCAGCAACTCGATTTCATCGAGGGTGTACGAGTATCTACGCGCTAAACGGGCTTTGAGCGTGGAAAGGGGTATATTGGTATCGGCTGAAAGCTGTTCGATGCTCTCGTGAGTTGCTCCGCGCATGGAATCGATATTCGTCGCGGCGATGCTGTTCAGACTGCGGTAGTTCATATGAACTATTCTAGTTAGTATGAACTAAAACGCAACCGATTAGACTATTTGGCGTGTCGGTGGAATAATTTATTCCATGGAAACTATTGCAACTTTTCGTCAGGCCATGGCCCAAATCATGAAGGGTCGCATGGCTTTCCATGGCGTTAAACAAGCAGAGACCGCAGAGGCTATTGGAATCAGCCAATCACAATTATCAAAGATTCTGCGAGCCGATAGACCAATTGATCTTGAGACCTTCGAAGCCTTCTGCGCTTTCCTCGGTGACGACGCTGCGTCATTAGTGGCGCAGGGCCAAGCGCTCACTGACGCTCGCAAAAACGACCCAGCAGATGGTACGGACGCGGCGCTCGCGAGCACTGACGATGATTCCATGATGCCGGATATGTCTGGGTGGTCTGCGGATGAGCAGGCGGCGTATGTCGCGTCGCACATGAATCAGTTCGATGTCGCCGCGAAGAAGGGCGATATCGAGCGTGAGCAGACCGAATACGAGGATCTGCCGTAAGAGTTTTGGCATCGCATTGTTGCGGTGCGGCCCGTATCCGCGAGGGTTCGGGATGGTTAAGGCGCAGGTTGTTTGGGGCGTCACAGGGAACCGGAGAAGGTTGAGAGAAGGAGAACATCATGAGCGGGGTGAACCATACGCCGGATGAGATGCAGGGCGTTGGTGGTCAGGACGCGCCCACGGCGAGACTGTTGCCGAATTCGGTGACGGTGCCGAACGTGGACGTTTCGGGGCCTGGTCCGAAGCATACGCCGGAGAAGAAGCGGCGTCCGTGGGTCAAGTGGGTCGTGGGTGTGCTCGTGTTCTTCCTTGGTGTCGGCATTGGTGGTTCGGGTTCGGATCCGACAAAGTCGTCGGAGTACCAGGACTTGCAGCGGCAGTTGTCGAGCGAGCAGGCGAAGGCGAAGACCTCGGAGGAGCGTCTCGACGAGTTGGAGAAGCAGCTCAAAGACACGGAGGACAAGCTCTCCGAGTTGGAAGGCCAGTCGGACGAGTTGGACAAGAGGTCCAAGGAGCTCGATGAGCAGAAGAAGAAGCTTGACGAGCAGCAGAAGTCCCAGGATGAGCGCCAGTCGCAGCTCGACGAGCGTGAGAAGAGCATCGCCAGCCGTGAGGAAGAGAAGAAGCGTGCGGAGGAGCTGCAGGCGGCGCAACGCCAGGCGGAACAGGAGCAGCAGTCGCAGCAGGTCCAACAGGTCCAGACCGATGGATCCACGCAACAGCAGGCCACTCCCCAGGCGCCGCAACAGCAGGCTACGCAGAACGTGGGCACCGTGCATGGTGGCGCGTTCTGCTCCTCCGAGGGCGCCACGGGAATCTCCGACCGTGGAGGCGCTACCCTCACCTGCCGTGTCGCCGCGGACGGCCGGTTGCGCTGGAAGCGGTGATCACCACCGATTCCTATGACTAGATCCCAGATGCAGGGGCCATGTGTCTGGCGCGAATCAAGCATGGCGCCAAGAAGTACGAAGTGACGGTACATTTACCCGATTACGAGAAGAAACACTGACGGAAAAACGGTGAACGATGCTTGGGACGGACAACATCGCCACAAACCCTTGGAACACGCGTCGGCTACCCATAAAACAGGATGGAGGATATAATGACATATGACAGTACCCCGCACGCGCCCGGCAACGGAGCGAACCAGGCGGGGTCATTTCTTTTCCCGAAGCCTCCTCTCACCATCGCCGAACAGCGGGAGCGTCTTCGCGAGCGCGGTCTTGGTTTGGAGGGGTTCCCCGATGAGGGTGTCGACTTCTTCCTTGCGTCGAACAACTATTACCGCATCAGCGGGTATTGGCTCACATTCTTCGACAGGGATGCCGGTCGGTTCGTGGATGGCACCACTTTGGATGACATCGTCCATGTGATGGCGTTCGATGACGAGCTTCGTTTTTTGATGTTCCGTATGATCGAGCCGCTTGAGATCAGGTTCAGGACTTCATTCGCCTATCATATGGCGCATATTCATGGTGCTGTGGCGTATCGGGATATGCGGTTGTTTTATTCGGAGGAAGCGTTTGAACGTTCCCAAAGCGAGATCGACCGTGCGATACGTATAGGCATGCGGGGGCGTGTGCCGTGTGTGACGCATAACATGGAGAAGTATGGGCAATTGCCTGTGTGGGCGTTGGTGGAGGTGTTGTCGTTCGGCACGGTGTCGAAGATGTACGGCAATCTCTCCGACGGTGAGCTGCGCGATGCGGTCGCCTCGGATTTCCGGACCACCGCGACATTGTTGAAAAGCTGGATGGAACATCTGGTGTATATCCGCAACCTCTGCGCCCATTACGATCGCCTCTATAACCGCGTTGTGACGAAACGTACGCAATTCCTGCGGGAGGATATACGTTTGTTCGACAGGTTGCATCTGCAGCGTGGCCGTCTTTTCGATACGTTCATCGTGCTCAAGCGGCTTTATGAGCATTTCGATCCGGTGATGTGGAAGGTGCGTATGACCGCGCTGCATGATCTCATCTACATGTATCCGGAGGTCAGATTGTCGCCATTGGGGTTTCCCGAGGATTGGCTCAATGTGCTCTCTGTCGAGGGGTAGGAATGCTGTTTGGCGGATCCTGTCGCTGGACGGCACTGGGCTGGAGGCGCGGTCGTGAATGAATTGCTTATGGAGGCGTCACGCTGGGCGCGTGTATCCGAACAGCCACTGCCCGGCGGCTATGAGGGCTTCTACGCGCCCGGTCTGGATCTGATCGTTCTGGATTCACGCTTGACCGACGTGCAGCGTCGCTGCGTGCTTGCGCATGAGATCAGCCATGCGCGTCATCGTGACGCCGGCTGCCGGTGCGACCGGTGGGTGGAGCGGCGCGCGGACATCGAAGCCGCCGCCATGCTGATATCGCCATTGGAGTTCGCGTACGCCGAGGCCGTGTACGAAGGCAACACGCTCGGCATGGCGCGTGAACTCAACGTGCTGCCATGGGCCGTCGAAGCGTTCCGCGAGCGCCTGCATGACGATCCGTCGTTGGCAGTGCTGTAGTGTTCACTCGAAGAGTGGCAGTTCGTTCTGGCCAGTATATGGGATATGTTTCAATACTTTCGTGATGGAATGTCTTGCTCTCAGTTTTCCTGCGGAATCCCTGTAGGAAACGGTGTGGAGTATGACGAAGAAGATGTCCTTCTTTCCGATTCGCTCGCCGTTTTCCACTGCTTCGATGAAGGTATCGTCAAGCATATCGACGGTGTATTTTGTGTCTCCGCCGGTTGTCACTCGCCATTTTTTGCCGGGTTCGAAGTGCGCGTCCAATGGCTGGACCGGCAATCTCACGTCATTTTCTGCGATTATGTCTTCCTTGGGAACCCATTCTGCCATCTTGGCGGCGGTTTCCTTGTCTACATGCACCTCGGCGTCAGGGTCGGATAGTTCGGCGCCGTCAATCCCATCCTCGGAAGTGGGGCCTGAAAATGCCTTGCCAGCGTCGTTGACGAACTTCCGGTCCCCTGCGATGCGTAGGCATGATTCGTAGGTTCTTGTTGTTGTGCCGTCCAACGCTTCGACTTCCACCATGCGTTCGGTGAATACGGCGTCGGCGGATTCGGTCTCTATCGGTTTGACGGATTTGACATCACCGTGGTGGATGAAGTATTTGACCAGCTTTATTGCGCCGATGAATATTGTCGAGAATCCGACCCCTATGATACCAGTAAGCCATTCAATCCCTTTGCCTTCCATGGTTTGGGAGTATTCTCCGATCATCTGCAGCAGGAGCTGTATGTCGAATGATCCCGGAGATGTGGCTTTGATTTTCAGTTCGATGTCCAATTCGGGGGCAATTGTTTTCCGCGCTGTTTCGACGGCATCGGATAGGTGCATCAGGCGGGTGCGAGCGTCTTTACGTTCATCGAATGGTCTACGTCCAATGCAGGGCCGTAGTAGCGTAGTTCGAGTTCGCCTATTCGTTGCTCGTGAAGACCGATTGCTTTCCCATTGCTCATTTCGCTTATGATAGTCGGTCAATCTGGGTGTGTCGGCGTGTCGTATTGCACAACCTATATAGGTCTATTCCAGCAGGACCGTACTGTGCAATGATATACACTCTATAGCCGCCACGTTGGTAGCTTCCCTGTGGGGTTGTGGGATTGCGCCTCACATTGCCAGGTATATCAGCCTTCCAGATATCTGAGGTCACCCAACTTCTGCAGTGCGATGTGTTCGTCGTCCGTGATCATGCCGGTCATGGACTTACGGCGCGGGGATTCCTCGCCGACAATTGAGCCATGCCATCACACGTCCTGCATGAGTTTCTGCAGCAGGAGCTTCTCCCCAGCTTTGAGACTTTCCAGTTCGGCGATACGGCGGTCGATGTCGCGGATGCGCGCCATGACGGTCTCGGGGGTATCGTCGGCGAGGAGCTTCTCCCCCATCTTCTCCGCGAGCGTCTCGCGTCTGGCGTCGACAGCGTGTTGGTAGCGGATGGCTGCGCTGACGTCGCTGTGGCCTGCGGATTCCATGAGTTCCTTAAGTGTGGCGCCTTCGGCTGCGAGCCAAGTGAGGGCCGAATGCCTGAGGTCGTGGAAGCGTAGGTCAGGGCGACCGGCCTTGCGGCGGGCTTGGTCGAAGTGGATGCGGATGGTGTTGGGGTGTACAGGTTGCGTGTGGTCGCGCACGCCGTGGAAGAGCCATGCGTCGTCGGTGTCGTCTACGTGGTCGTCGAGGAAGTCACGCAATGGCTGGATGAGTTGCGGCGGGATCTTGACGTCGCGCACGCTGTTGGCGGTCTTGGGTGGGCCGACCTTGCTGTCGGGGTCTTCGGTGAGGCGTCCGCGCCTGATGTGCAGGATGCGGTGTTCAAAGTCGATGTCACCGCGCTGCAATGCGCAGACCTCGCCGATGCGCAGCCCGTCGCAGAAGACGGCGAGGTAGACGCTCATGCGGTATTCGGGCGGCATGGCCTTGTAGATGGCGTGCACCTCCTGTGGCGTCGCCGGCACGGTCGCGGTTTCGCGTTTGGGTGTGGCCACTCCCCTCGTGAGCGGGTATGCGGGAATCAATGGCGGTTCGCCGTCGTCGCCGGGTTTGGACGCCGTACGCAGCACTGCGCGGACAACCTTGTAGGCGTGGGCACGCACGTAGGTTGGTCACTGGGTAGTGTCGCCAGCCAGCGGTCGACCATGGATTGGGTGATGTCGGCGAGGCGGATGTGTGCGAAGTACGGCAGGACGTGGTTGGCGGCGTCGCGCTCAAGACGTGAGCGGCTGGACGCGCGCAATGGTGTGCCGTCCGAGCGTGTGCGTGCGGCGAGCCACTCAGGGAAATACTCGCCGAACGTGATGGCCGAGGCGCGTTCACGGCGTTTAACGTCACGGTCGGGCTGCCATGCGCCGGCGTCGATCTTCTTGCGTGCGGCCTCGAGCCATGCGCGGGCCTCTACCTCGGCGGTGAGGGGGAAGTTCCTGGATTGGCGTTCGGGAAGCGTGGGGTCGAGCTCGCGCGCCTCGATGGGTGTGGGGTACGAGGCGGAGAGGTACCGTGGCGTATGCTTGTTGGGACGCAGCTTGATGCTGCCGAACCTCCTGCCCATATCTGCTCCCCTCTTCTGGCATGTGGGACACGTTGTCCCATGTGTTTTCTTGTCCCATCTATTGTCCCACATCAAGCACCCAAAAAGAGACAAAAAACGGCAAAACCCCGATTTGCCGTTTTCTTCGAAAACCGGCTTCACCCCTTGAAACCATTGAAAAAGAGCCGCCCACAAGGGACGGCTCGAAAAAAGGT